CTGAACACAACTTAATGACTTATACAGGTATTGAGATACTTTGAAAGTTGAGGATATAGTAATTAGCATCTATAGAATGATCGTTTGAGTCCTGCACTTCCAATGAAACGGTGGGAACGGTGTATGTGCTCCCGAGACACCTACCGGGTTCATCTCTGAGTCGTATTCGATCTGATCGTCTTTGACCCAGGGTGCAAGTGCTTTGATGTATTCCCGGGCATCATCGAGGCTATTAGACTTGGTATCCAGAGCCATGAGGTTGTCCATCACTTCCAGTGCATCGTTCAGGGGGTATATCTTATCCTGGGCTGCCAATGCCCGGCAGATATCACTGGTGCGATCATCCAGGATCACTACGAGTTTGTAGTATTTGGCTTTGGCTTTCTTGTAGCCTTGCAACCTTCCAAACTCCCGTATTCTGAGAGCGGTATGCTCTGCCAGTCCTTGCCAGTAGTGGGATGACTTGTTTGCGAGATCATTGAACTGGTCTTTGAGAGTATCAGCCAGCATCTCTTTGGTATATCCCTGCTCTATGGCTTTGGAGAGGGTGTCGGCGAAGTTCTGCCTCACATCGGCTTCAAAGTGGTTCCCGATCCAGAACAACTGCTGCTTCTGAATGGTTGAGGAGAGATGCTGATCTTCTATGCCCCAGAGCCCGATACTAGTCTTAGTCGGAGCTTGCACTTGGGTGTCCCTGAGTCCGAGACGCACACAGCGGTCTATTATCGCTTTGGTGGGCTCATTGACCAGGGCTGCGAAGTCATCTCCCAACTGAGTATTGATTATGCCCATAAGTTTATCAATGGAGTCATTGTTGATCTTCTCGGCTCGGGGCATTTCACTCAGCATCTGGATGGCAAGCTTGGCTGCATCCTTGATCTCGGTTTTCCATGCATTATTCAGGACCCGGTAGTACTCCAACATCAGATTATCATAGTAGTTCATTAGAAGGAGAACCTCCGGACTTTCACTCTATTCCTGCCGATATCGTATTCCGAGAAACGTTCCAGACAGCCAGCAAGGGCATCACAGCCATCGATATAGCCATCAGGATAGGTGAGAAACTGGCTGATCAGAGTGGGCGTGTCTTGACCCTCCGGAAATAGCACTTTGGCAGTCTCGATGATAGTCTCGGTTCTCTCTATCCTCAGGTTCTTGTTATCCTTGTTATCGATGCGCTTGATTCTATGCGATATCTGAGGCAGGTGGTTGTCTTGTGCCCACCTGTCGAAGTCGGCAAGAATGCGAGCCTGGCCGTAAGTGGTTTCACAGGCTGCTCTGGCTTTCGCTCGGTAAGTACGATCCAACTCCTGATAGGCATCGTAGTAGTATCTGAAGAACTTGGTATTCTCAGTCTGACGTATCCAGACGTGGATCACATAGAAACGATTACCATCATAGCCTATGGAGACGATGGCTTTGAAGCAGCCCTTCTCTCCCCAGGCAGGATCAGCATAGAGCCAGACCCGCTTCATCTGTGATGGATCAGGCAGAGATCTATACTTGGTGAACCAGTGGTTCTTGAAGATGTTACCTTCGATTACCGGCTGACCTAACATCTCCCTTTGATAGCCTGTCATCCCGAACTTTGCTCGTAGGTTTGGTAGAGTGGCAGTGGGGTATTGTGCCTCCCAAGTGGACTTGCCATGCATATCTTCGAGTGAGAAGCGTAAAATCGCTTTTTGGTGCGTTTTCAGGACTGATTGGTATCCCAAGTCCAAATCGGGATTATCGGCTCGCATTTCGCTTAATATGAGCTCCTGAAATTGGCAGATGGCATAATTGGGATGCACCAGGTTACCGAGCCAGATGATGCGACCGCCACCCTCAGGTGCCAGTGCTCCGGCAAGCTCTTGGGAGATCTTCTCCATGCGTCTCTTGCCGATGGATTGGTTACCCATGTTCTCTTCTTTGTCGATATCATCACAAACGATCAGTCCGGGACGCTTGGCAGTCTTGGGATTGATAGTACCTCTATGACTCTGCTTGATACTTCTGGCTCTGATTCTCGCTTTATTCTTGAGATAGAAGTCCAGATCGAAGGCATCCACAGGCTGCAGCTCAGGATAGTCAATAGTGAGCCGCTTATTGTTCTGCAGTTCATGTAAGGTGAATGCTGTCCTCTCCTGTGCCAGATCTACGTCTGCTGCAGTATGGATTACGTAGCGTTCACCTTTGATGATCCTCCAGATAGGATAGACCACTCCCATGAGTACCGTTTTGCCCAGCCCACGAAAACCGGTGATGGCGATGATACCTGAGCCCTTATCAGTTTCATCGAACATGGTTTCATGTGCTGGGCAAAAAGGTAGTGGGAAGATATGCGGGAAATAGGTATGGCAGAAGAACGAGAAGGCATCCCATCCCTCTGCTGTAGTGCGTCTTATCCGCTCTGTCTTGGCTTCAGGATTATCGTCTATAAAAGGCAAGACGGAGATCGTTTTGGATGCGATCTCCGTCAGAGCCTTGTTATGCCGCTGAATGAACTTCTTAGGCATAACCGGGTAACCCCCCGACGCCCAGGGGGACGGGCGTCGGGGACCCGGAGGTCGGAGGACTGACCATGTCGGGCTGTTGGCTTGGAGGCTGTGGGTTTTCCGGAAGGTTCAGCGGAGCCGGAGGCAACGGCTCCGCTGTTCTGTAGGCGTGGAGGGTTTGGAGGGTAGGCTGATGTGTAGTTTTGGAGGCAACCATGTCCGTGGCTGTATATCTATCCATTTCTAACTCTTAAGTACTCGGCAAGGTCAAGGACGATACTTTGGAACTGCTTGAGCAGAGTCGCATGCCCTTTCTCGATCATGAAGTCGGTCACCTGATCCAGGAAGCGGACGATATAGTCGTTCAGTTCCTTGGCAGGTTCAGAGTCTTTCTGGTTCTGTTTGATGAGCGAGACAAGACTTTGCAGAGCGGTATCTGCCGGGTTCTTGGCATACTCTCTGAGTGCCTGGATGAGTGCCTTCTTACGAGCCAAGTTGATCTCATGGTCGAGTTTGCGCTCTTCCTTGAACAGCTCATCCCACTTTCCGGACTTGATCCACTTGCGGACGGTGATGTCGGACACACCGAAGATCACCGCCAGCTCAGTGGGATCTGTCTTGCCGTTCAGATAGGCATCTTTGCAGTTGTCCCGCTTGATGCGGAACTCCAGTGCGTTACTCATATTCAGGTCTTACCTTGTGTCTGTCCAGATAAGCATTAAGGTCTTTGCCCTTGCAGCGCAGTTGACCATTCTCTTTCGTTCTAAAGGCAGGCAGAGGATTCTCGATGTCCCGTATCCAGCGGTAAACACTGGAACGGTCTACCCGGAGGATATCGGCTATCTCATCCGTGCGGTAGTTGCGTTCATCATTGAAGACGCTCATCGGTTTTATCTCCTCTGCTACATTGGTATTCATAGGTGCCATCATTCATTCTCCCTGCTTTACTTCAAGTAAGCTTGCATAAGGATACCAATCTTTTCGCTCACAGGGCGGTGAAGTTGAGTACAATCATCTTGTACTCGCCTTGCTCATCCCGTTCATAGAAGGAGACATACTGCTTGGTGGATACCACCCGGATGGCTTTGTCGATCAGTTCCATTGCCTCTTTCCAGGTTTGATCTTTGATGTTGTACTTCCTCAAAGCGAGGATACGTTGCTTGGCGATCTCGCCTTTCTTATCGACCTGGAAGGCTTCATTGATAATAGCCCGGAGATTGGCATTGGAGTCGGCAGACCAGTCCTTAAGACACTCATCGATCTTCTGCTTGGCCAGCTGAAGCTCCAGGCCAAATTCGATGCGTTCTTTGAAGCGGATCTCTATCTTGTATTTGCCGTCGAAGCTGGTGAAACCGGCATTACCCTTCCAAGTGAGGTCACTCTGCTTGGCAATGTATTCCAGATAGTCCTGGATTTCGTCATAGAGCTTGATCTTATCGGCTTTGATGCGGTTGTGCAGGCGGATCACCCGGTCTAAGGTCTTGTTCACTACCGAGTCCTGTTTCAGCATTTCGGGGCGGATGACAGAGACTGGGATAGCTCTGCCTTGGGAGTCAATCTTCGTGCGTTCAATGGGGGGCTTGTCAGTGGGGGTTTTACCCATGGGGATTCTCCTTAGTGTTGGCTTGGGTTTGTTTCTTCACATAGTACTGGAACATGGCGATAACCGCTCTGCGCTCTTTCTTATCGAGCAGGTTCCAGTGGCTTTTCCGATAATGGCTTAGTAAATAGGATCGCAGGTCTCTATCTGTCCAGTTAGCCTGTTTCATGAGTGAGAACATGTATTTGCCCTGCTTGTCATAGCTGAACTCGTAGGGACGTCCATGTTTGCGGTAGTTTAACATGATTGATTTCAGTTCCAGGAGCCGATCTTCCGGTAGTGCCCGTAGCGACTCACCGAAGCCAAGACCATTCATGATGAACCGGAACCCATCCAGGGGCCAATGGAACTTCTTGACCCTTAGGGCATGAATTTCCTGACGTAGTTTCCGTTCTCGCAGTTCCTGTGTCATAGAATGTCTCCTGTATCCTTACTTAGTTGTTATTGCTATTGTTGCCAATACTCTGTTGGACTTTTCTCTTGCTGCGCTTAAGCTGATTGCGCTGCCACCTGGCTTCAGCTTCGGCTATCTGGTACTCATGCTGCAGCTTGAGCAGTTTCATGGCTTGCTTGCGCTCTTTCCTGCTCATGGTCTCGAAGTTCCGGCTAAGCTCAAGCATGTGGTTCTGCTGCCTGTTCATGCGCCTTACGTATGCTCTCCAGGCTCGTTTCTCTTCATCTTCAGGATCAAGCTTGGGCCTGATCTCACCTAAGATGCCGGGCTTGATCACCTTGCCGATGTCGCAGATATTGTCCCGGCTCAGAACTACATAGACATAGTCCCGCATCCCAAGCAGCCCCATCGATGCCAGAGCTTCCATATAGACGAATGCCCACTGCCTGCTGCGTCCGCAGGCCAGGGCCACTGATCTGATCGATTTGTGCTGGCCTTGATCAATCACATCCAGGAGAGCGGACGCGGCAGCCGGGTCAAAGCGCCAGCCGCCCTTCTGCTGATAGCATAGTACTGGATTGAAACGGTTGTTACGCACCATGATGCCCTCTTTGGCATCGATGTACTTGAGGGTTCCGTCTTTAAGCAGTCTCTTGATGATGGGTTTTACTTTGCCGATCTCCAGTGCCGTCATCTCCGCCACCACCTCAGCGGTAAAGGGACGATCATACTGATAGACGAAGTTCTCGATGATCTCCCTCATATCGTTCTCCCGAAGTCTATACCTGAGATATCGGCATCCGGGCAGGTCTGGCAGATCGATTCGATGATATACATCACCTTCATGGCCTTACGCAGGTTCCCGCCACTGTTGAAGTCGATCTTCTCCACCACCTCGTCCGTAACCTCGATGTCCATTACTTCCTTGGCGACCAGGGCGATATCCTGCCTGCTGAGGAACTGGAACTCATAGAAGTAGTTGCAGCGGTCGAAGTAGTGAGCATTAATCTGCGAGAGGCGGTCTCTGGCTCCCTGCATGCCCACCAGGATCACCACGGTCAGAGTCACATCCACGATGTCCCGGATCGCCCCCAGGAGCTTATCATGCGAGAAGGCATAGTCGATCTCATCGATTACGATCACCGTATCCTTATGATCTTCCAGGATGCGCAGCACCAGCTGCAGGAGGTTGTTTGCCGTTCCGGTGGGGATGAGGGCTCCCAGGCGGAACTTGCGGTACAGTGCGCTTAAGATCGCCACCATAAAAGCCTTGGGGGTAGTGGTGGATTCCAGGCGCAGGTAGATGTAACCGCGCTGATAAGCCATTCTTTGGGCATAAGTGGTCTTGCCGAGACCGGGTGCTCCATAGAGCATGCCCAGTCCCACCATCTCCAGCTTAGGCCGGTTGATCAGGAAGCGGATGCATTCATCTGCTTCGATAACATTGTTGATCGGGACAAGTTTGTTCTGTTTCATCATTCTCCTCCTTATTTGATCCCGGCCCGCTTGAGCATCTCTTCAAAGCTCTTGGGCTTGGGTTTGATGTCACTATTGACTGCGTTATCGAGTGGTTCAGTGTCATGTTTGGGTTCTTGTGCTGCTGCTTCTTTCTCGATCGGTTCAAGCTGGGGTAGGTTCTTGAGCATCTGTTTTTCCATCTCGTGGATAGCTTCGTCCCTGCCGGGCTTGGGAGCTTCGATCATGGGTGGCTGCTTGAAAATGGGATTGGCTTCAAGTAACCTTGATCTTAAAGGTGGGATAAGCCGGTCGACTGCGATCTGCGCTTGCCGCACCACCATCTTGGCTCTCTGTTCAGTGCGTCTCTGCAGCTTCTTGATCTCGCTGTATTCTTTCTTGAGTTCTTTAAAAGAAGTGGCTTCATCATCGGCCAGTTGTACCATGGGATGCTGGGTTCTGCGCAGCTCAGCCTGGCAGAGGTAGCGGTCATGAGTATCGTAGACCAATATCCATCTTGCTTCTCCAAGATCGTAGCGGATGATCACGTCCTTGCCGATGTGGTTCATCAGCTCAACATTCCAATAGAGCAGATTGTCGAGCCGGATGCCATTATTACGGATACGCTTACGTTCTGCGCTGAGCAGCATGTTGTTGAGTTTACCGGGTTCCACGATGCGGCCTTCCGGCAGGGTGGATGAACTGAAAACCTGCCAGGGAGTCCTGCCATTCAAGCCCGAGTGGGGATGTTCGCCATAGATATGCCTGATATAGTAAGCGATCATCTGCATCGTCTCTTCGATCGTGGGAGGATGCGCTTCATACAGCTTCTTTGCCCACTTCTCGTTGCGCATCAGGGTAGATGGTTTGTCCGCTATGGATGAGCCCCGGAAGCTGCTGATGAACCGTTCAAACTGATCCTGGAATGTCCTGAAGAACCGCTCAATCACCTTGGCTTTGGCATTATAGCTCTTGGCGAACACTGCTTTGATCCCCAACCGGGGGAAGATACCACAGAGCTCATGCTCCAGATCGTGGTCCTCCCAACTCTCATGGAACAGCTTGCTCTTGAAGGCTTTTCCGTTATCCAGATAGACCTTTTCAGGCAGGGCTCCCCAGTTCAGGAAACCATTGCGAAAGGCTACCTGGATATGGTGGCTGTCTTCGGTAAAGGCCAGCGTAGCACCCACAGGATACCGGCTTGCCCAGTCGAAGACCATGATCATGGTCATCCGCTGCGCCTTCCCGGTCTTGGGATTCATGATATCAAAGGCGAGGTTATGGCCGTCGGCTACCCAGACATCACCCACATTGAGTAGACTGGCATCCCGGATGATCGTTTTCACGATGGTCTCCGCCACTGCCTTGCTGCCCTTGCGGGCTTGCACCCAGATCGGCTGGTTGTTGGCTTCCCAGTCCTTGCACCATCTGCGGAGGGTTGGTTCGCTGGAGGGCGATGACAATAGTTCCCGGCGGGCTGCGTCTTTCAGACTTCCCACTGCGGTGGAGATCTTGATGTTGTTGGGATTCAGCAGCAGATTGAGCAGGTAGTTCTGTTCGATAAAGGTGACCTTGCGTCCCCGGCTCTGATTCTTGCCCTTATGCAGCAGGGAGTACATGTCATGGTTGTTTTCCAGATAGCGTTCCAGCCAGCCTCGGAGTGAGCGTTCACTGCGGCCTCCCACAGCTTTGTACAAGTCCGGGATAAGTGCCTGGCGGTTGTACTCCTCTGTGATCAGCTTCCACTCTTCAATCCTGGAACTGCATTGCTCCAGGCGATACAGCACGGTCGAGCAGAACTGGCCGTAGAGCCTGGCCTCGTTCTCATACTTATAGGGAATATACTCGGGAGGAGTCAGATCGATGAACTCATCCGCCTTCCGTTCTTTAAAGGCCGGCCCCTTGACCGGGATCGGCTGCTCGATGCTGCTTTCATTCTCCCAGACGATTATATCTGTATCCTGAGTATCAGCACTCTCCACCGGAAGCACCAGTGTGGTCGTCTGTACGTCCAACTCAGTCTTCCGATCAGTTGTCTTGCCCATTATGATGGTATTGTAGAACTGGCTGTACTCGGATGATGTGACATTATAGAAGCTCATCCGTCCCTCCGTCTTCTGCACTACCCACCGGAGCATATCCATACACCAGGGCTCCGGTGATCGTTCTGCCATCCACTTCAATCTGCGCTTCCAAATACTCGCTCGGTGTGACACCCCGGGCCTCGCAGTCCCTGATCTCCAAATCATAGATCTCCGGGTTCGTCAGCACAAAGGTCTTGCATACATTGCGCCGCCCTGACCTCACCAACTGCTTGTGAGTCAGCATCTGTTGCCCGGTTATGTATCTCCAGACCGTCCGGTTCGAACAGCCTCTCAATTCAGCCACCCTTTCAATGGTGAGCCAGATTGCCTTGATCGTCTCATTGCTCATTCTTAGTCTCGCTATATAGATTCCACTCTGAATTACCGTCGCTGTGACAAATCTGAATCGCTTGCGTGTCACACCGAGCAATTTCCTGTTTGTCACACCGTCGCTCGGTGTGACATGCCTTAAAATCGTTCTCGTTAATAGCTTTAGATGTTGTGATTCCCGTTTGGGCTTCGGTGTGACACTGGTCACCGCAAGTTTCTTGTCACACTGTGACACTCTTGCCTCCCTCTTGCCAAGCTCGTAAGTAGTCGCTTTCATAAGCGCCTCCCTCATTCGTTATTGGGGTGCTACTGCACACAATCGCAATAACTTGGGAAGTCCTTTCTGCGAAAACTGGAACTTGGTTTCAAACCTGTTGCACTGCCGGAATATTCCGCCGGGAAATCACCCTATGAATAATTAGTCTTGACATAACGCAGCGGTTATTTAGCGTTGCGCACAGATACATAATGATACCCATACGGTAATTGTCAATGATAAAATATGCCCTAAGGGGGATTGAATGAACATAATGACGATCGGTGACCGCATCCAAACCCTGATGAAATCGATGAATATGAAGCAGTGGGAATTTGCCGAAAAATTTGGCGTTTCCAAGAACTCAGTGATCAGATATAAGACTAATGAACGCCTCCCCGACCCCGATTTTTTGCTCAAACTGGCAGATGAAAAAGTGAATATAAACTGGGTTTTGAAGGGTGAAGGACCGATGATGACCCCGGGCCCCTGGGAGCAGGATACCGCCATCCGGCGTAACCAGCGTTATCAGATCGTAGGTGGCAGGCAGTTGTTAATCGATGAGTTTGGAGATACTTACATTCGCTCTTCAGTTTTCCCGATTCTGGCGGAAATTTCCGCCGGACCCCCCATGGAGGCCATCGATGATCGAGACTCCCGCAAACAGATTGAAATACCAGATAGTTACATTCCCAGTGGCGCAGCCAACTACATGGCCTTCCTGGTTAACGGGGACAGCATGGCACCGCAAATCAAGAATGCGGATATAGTGCTGATCTACAAGACTATAGACTGGGATAATGCCAATGGCAAGATCTGTGCCGTCAGGGTGGATGGAGGCATCACTCTGAAACGGGTAAAGCTAGATCACAAAAGGGCTGCGCTGGTACTCGAACCCCTCAATATGGACTTTAAACCTCTGATATTGGACGGGGATCAGACAAGTGACGTTTTTCTGATCGGCACCCTTGCTGTCCACCTGCAGCTTTGCTGAAACGCAGTAAACACTTGAATAACAGGAATATCCGAAAGCAGTCCAAAATCGGCGCATATTTGCAGAAATGGTGATCAAAAAAGTCCAGAAACGTCCAAACGTCGCTGTGACACAGTCTAAAACCAGTCCGCTATAAATCCCCACCAATAAAAGCCTTATCCCCGCTTGTCACACCGACGCCCATTTGCAGATTTGGGTGACTCTTTACAATCATCACTTCCTGCCAGCCACACCCTTAGCGCCTTCGTTTATCCCCCTCCCTTTCCTCCCGTATAATCCCCGCATCGAATGCGGGCATCATGCGGGAGGCGCGACTGGGAAACAGGAAAGCGCCTT